TTTTTTTTTTTTTTTTTTTTTTTTTTTTTTTTTTGTAGATTTTCGAAAGAAAGATTTCGTGATCTAGATATCGCATTCGGCTTGTCCGGCTTCCATTAGAAAATGGTCGCGGGGCCAGTACATATCTTGTCTCTCAGGGGATCTGGCGGAGGGGGAGCACAGTCTTGAGGTGAGAGTAGTGTACGAGGGAAAGGATTGGAGATCGAGTTCGGTCAATCTGATTCCTTCAGGGTCGTAGAGTGAGGCTAGTCCTTTGATGTTAGCTTTGTGGCCTTGTTGTTTGAGTTGGTTGAAGACGTGTTCGCAGATGCGAATGACGTGAGCATTACCAACGGAGGCGTAAGCTATTCCGATGCAACGGGCCATCAGGAGAGATGGTTCGTCTCGGACATTCTTGGGATAAAGTAGTCTCGCTAGCAGGTCGGCTTCATCGCGGGTAGGCCATCCATTCCAGTTTTTGTAACCTAGAACGAAGGCTCCGAGGATGGAGGGGCTAGTCTTGCTCTTTTCGGCGCTGAGTTTTGAACCAAATCGGCGGAAGGCTTCTTCCGATAATCGGGTTAGAAAATCAGGTAATTCGGAAACGGTAACGAGCGCCAAGAGGTGAAAGAGAGCGTCGTCTCCCATGAGCTTCAAGAAGAAGTTGTCGGGGATGTCGTAACCGAGGGCGGAAAGGCAGGTGATCAGCATGACGCCGTTGTAAAACGAGTCAAAGAACTGAGTACAGAAGATACCAGAAGGCATGCCAGCCCATAGTCGGCGGAAAACGCGGCCAAGGGGTGATACGCACAGCATAGTGAAGTATCCTTTTGTGATCCAGTTCCATAAGCGGTCAAGTCGTGTCGGGGAAGTCGTTGCGTTCGGGTAAGTCCGGGTAGGACAGTATTTACCGCAGAAGCAGAAGTAAGTTTTGACTTCGTCGATGATGTCTTGCCACATGGAGAAGTAGACTCGCATGTCGAATTCGGACCAGTCGGTGTTGATGACAGGGTGAGTTGGCTTGAACTGCGCGAGGTATTCGGCGTTCAGAGAGTGCCAGCCACCATTGAGTGTTTCGTAATTCCATAGGAGCGGGGTAGTCATTTCACTGAAATAGTGTGAGAACAGTGGCCAGAAGAAGAGAGCTTCGGCTAAAATGAAGTACTTGGGGATGCCCCAGACGGTACGGACTTTGTCGGGTTGGTCGGATTCAACTAAAGCGGGTTTAACGTGAAGTTGTATGTGATCGGGGATGTGATGGAGGATTCCAGCTTTGACTTGGTGAAGAATAGTCCTAGCGTGGATGAAAATCTCGGTGTATAAGTTAGCAAATGAGGGTTTGGCGTTGGGGATGAGACCAGCGTGTTTGCGGTTGATGAGAGTTTCTCGTATTTCAGGGTCGATTGAGAAGGGACGTTCTGCGTTCGTTTGTAATTTCCAGGGGTACCAGCGAAGGTCGGTGAAGTGGACAGGGTGAATTTTCCATTTCGGGCGAAATTTGCTAGAGATCCAGCGGATGGCGAAC